TCTTACCGAAGCTGAACGTAATACTTGGGTCAGTAGCAACCTGAATGTTGTCAACAAGTGCCTTGTCGATATATACAACCTTAAGCGCCCTGTCCATACCAATAATTCTAGATCCAGTAGCAATACCTGCGTTACCAGCAACATATTGACCAAGTGTTAGGTCATCTATGCTGACGTTAGAGTCCACAGTGAAATAGTAGTTACCAACAACACCGATACATGGGTCAGTGTTATTACCCTTAGTAACTGTAGTTCCAATACCAACACCTGCAGAATGTTCTACACCTTGAACGGAGACTGGCATATTTGTCGCCCTAGTGACATAGTAACCGTAGATGTTACCAGCAGGTCCCGTGAATGTAAATGTCTGCTCAGGATAGGTTGCAGTTGTACCACTACCAACGTTCTTAATAACCCAGCGGGAACCATTTAGAAGGATTCCGTACTGTGAGGAATAATTTTGATCTGTCCTATTGTTTACGCAGACTGGATAACCTGTATTTGCAGTTGTACCATAACCATTGGTGTTACCATCAATGTACGGTTCGAAATACGCAGTCGATGAGGGAACATCTCCCTCCGCTGGAGTCGTGTTACTCGTAAAAAGTTTTAATACAAGGTTTCTTGGTGAAGTGTCCTGCAAGTCCGCTACGAAGTTATTCTGAGAAATCAGATAACGTAGAGACTCAATTTCACCAATATTAGGGACTAGTAATGCCATCGATACAACTCCTCTTAGAGGTCTGGTTTTTAAGAACTAAACTTATTTATAATTTTAATTTTAAAGAGATCAAAAATCTCCTGATCTGATTCACGCTGACAACACCGAATTCAAGAATATCACCAGCAATAATTGTCTTATCCCAATTATTTAGTACATCATCAAAGTGTTTATCCGTCTGTGTTAATTGCACTCTCTGACCACTGGTAATACTAGTAAATGTCGGGTAGTTACTATAACTAGACTTTGATATATCAAAGACGACATCACCAGTCTGATCAGATAAAACTGTTATTGACTCTATAATTCCACTAACATCAATAGTTATTTTACCTTTACTTCCAGGCAACATTGCAATACTTCCACTGTCAATAACATAATTAACTGTCCTAGTAAGGTCAGCAGTAGTGGAAAGCGCAATGATAAAGACATTATCAGTTGCTAATGGAGCTGTAGTAAATATTATATTACTAGCAGCAGTCACGAAATCCGTAGCAGGATTCTGTACCAAATTATTCTTACATACAATAATTTGTTGGTCATTCAATGGATTATATGAATCAGCACCTCCACCTGTTGTTAAAGAGAATGTTTTACCTATTCCATTAAATCCACTACTAATATCATCCAATACCAGATTGGTATATTGAATAGACTTAGACGGAATTTCATAATCAACTCCGATCTTATAATCATCAGGTTGATTGACTTTAACTAGATAATTTGACATTACGTAACTCCTGGCGTTACCAACACATTGCCAGAAATTGGTCTTGTTTTATATGAATTGGTTGAAGTTAACACCAAATCATACACATAACGACCACCTTCAATAGGGGCAGTGACAGTAGAAGCCATGGCTACTTTAATTTTGCCATTGATTCTATCTGGAAAACTTACAACAAAGTCGTGGGATTTTGTAGCCTCAGGATGTTTCCTGACTTTAGACTCACCAGTATAACCTGTCAGATTCAAGGCACTACCGTTTTGATTTTGAATAGTAAATGTGGCTTCAAAATCTACACCTTGTTCCAGAACTAAGTTTATAACTCTAGCTGCCATTAATCACGGTGCGGATTTTAACTATTTATTGAATTTTTTCGAGTACATTTTTCAATAGACCTTTAATTTCATCCATTTCATCTTTAAGTGAGGAAAGGTCTTTAATATCTTCCTTCAATTTCTGCATCTCTTCTAATTCAATTTTCTTTTGATCTCTCGCCTTAATATAGTTCTCATATTCAATATCAGAACAATTTAAAATTGCATTTGATTGATCATCTCTATAGAGAGATATATGATCCTTAACTTTCAATTTCATATTATATCGAAGCGATTGCTCTTAAGTCACGAAGTCTAGGAACAAAAGCGAAATTGGTTCCTGTCATAATAATCTTAATTTGGAATCCTGTGTATGAAGGCAAGTCTTTAGCGTTGTACTCATACTCCCTAAAGTCATTCAATCCATTAGAAGGAAGAACTCTCTTATCGGGAAGTCCACTATTCTTTGCAATATCAAGTGCAACTCCATCACCATCTAAGTTATCGTAGCCTGGGAACAGCTCAAATAACTGATATTGTGAAGGTGCATCAGGTCTGAATATTCTATACATCACCCTAATATCATTAGTTACATGGCGATATGCATCAAACATTACTCTCAAACCATCAGCAGGTTTTTCAAGTTGAACTGGTTTAGAAAGATATATTGCAGCACTAGGATCCTGATCCAAAGAATTAACTCTCAAATCAGTAGAATAATTACTGACTTTACTGTTAATCCTATCCATAGTTGTAATAATATTTACCCTATCCAAGTCAATCATTGGACTAACTTTAGAATCTGCAGTTTCCAAAGAAAATTCCATTGTAAATGATTTTCTGCCAGGGAAATCAGTTAGTCTTGCAAGTTCATTAATCTTAGCACCAATAATTCTTGGTGAATTAAATGGGTTATTACTGTTAAGAGAAACAGCTTCAAATCCCTGATCAACGTAAGGAGTAATTGCTCCATCTGGACTATTTCCAGTAAAGGTTCTTACTCTTGCACTAACACTTGTTCCCTCTGGTTGAAGGATAGAAACATTAGGTCTTAGGATATTGAATGGGATATTTTGTGATGCCCTTGGTACATTTTCAGATCCAACAATAGAATATTGAGTATCAAATGATCCACCAGACTTAGTTTCTGCAAAGAATAATTCTGGAAGTCCTGTAGAATTTCCTATTGCACGGTCTGTACCACGACTTGAAACCCCGACTTTAACCCAATAATGATCCACATCAATAGGATAATTCGCAATATCCACAGTTCCAAAACTATGTTCTGCATTAATTCTCCTTAACGAAACACCATTCAATTCATACTTATGAACAGTGTCATTTATGTTGTAGTCACCTGATCTTGTATCATCAATTGCCCTAGTGATACCAGTAAGTGTTCCACTACTTGTAGAAACACCAGTGTACTTAATAATCTCCTTTCCAATCTTAACATAGCCTGGGTTTGTGGCATTAACACCATAATTTTCAAAGTCAGTATAGATGCCAACAGATGTTACGGGAATATCTGTAGTAGCATCTGATGCATAAGTTGCTGTAATTTTCTCTGGTTTTACATCAGATTCAATATCAAATAATTGAACTCTATCTAATGTAGAATACATTCCATGATTATTATGTTTTACTCTGAAATGTAAACCATCGGAAACAGTTTGTACATATTGTATATTACCACCACTTAAGATAGTTGTACCACCAGCACTAACGTAAACAACATTAGAAGAAGCATCAACTTTAGGTGTACCTTGCATTCTATCAAGTACTAAACTATTGAATGCACTAATAACACCTACATTATTTGGAATTGTTAGAAGTAAATTCTTACCAAATCCACCAGTATTAACCGAGTTTACAGTAAGAATATCACCCGCAGAATAACCAGTACCACCAATAGCAACTGTTGCAGCAACAGCAACTCCAGAGTTAACACTAATATTTGCTAATGCACCAGATCCCCTACCAGTCTTAGAAACTAGAGGAACATTTGAATATGTAACTGCACCAGCAGTAAATCCTGCACCAACAGAACTTAAAGTAAGGTCACTTCCTATTCCAATTGCACCAAGAGTATTAGTTAATTTTGCTCTAAAGTTTGGATTATTTTCCTGAATAATAGTAATACCATTAGTCAATGCGGTTGTTTCTGCAGAAGTTAAACTCTTACCAAGTCCAACTAAGACATTTCTTGCAACCATATCAACTGGGTTTCTTCTCAAAGAAACAATCTGCCTATTACCAATATCCAAATCTGGATTATAGAATCTCACATTTCCACTTCCAGAAGAGAAATCAGCCCTATAGAGAGTAAACTTAAGGTCTTCCAACTGACTTGGATCCCAAGTAGCACCGTTCTGTGACTTGAATAATGAACCAAGTAAAGGCTGTTGAGATACAATAATTTTCTCTGAATCTGCCTTATTAACTGTTGATATATCTTCTTCACCCATCCTTGAAATGAATACCGTATATTCATTGGATGCTGATAGAAGAACTATAGCAAATTCTCCTCCACCTTCACAATAAACTGGTGACGGGAAGGTAAATGTCGTTGCCTTAGTTCCATCCTCAGACAATACAACATCGTCTGGGTCAAGAATAGACTCACCAAATGGAAGAATAGTTTGTGTAGGTAAACCAGTTTGCAGGGTTCTTACCTGAAGTGTAACTGGTAGACTCTTAGTATCCTTACTCTTAAAGAATACATCACACTTAGTTAGATAAACACCATTAATATCAGGAACCTCAAAAGATTCAGCAAGAGGGTCAACCCATCTTGTCTGTTGTGTGGTTCTATTAGCAAATGTCGTGTCAGCAACTAATCTTGTCTCACTTTCATTAACGGTTCTATCTTCTGATCTTGGTATTCTTTGAACATCAGCATTTCTCATTCTGAGAGTACTTTCTTCAACATTCTGAAGTGTTCCTTGAGATGTGAAGTTTGTTTCTGCAGAACTATCAGTGAAACCAGAGATAGTCTCATTAGTTGCACTAGTAGAAAGAGTGAATGTTTTAGTACCTGTATTAAATGCTGGTGTAGATGGGATAGTAGCATCAGGAATCCACAAAGATCCAATTAGAACTCCTGCCTGGTCTGTTACAAGTCGAATATCCTTAACAGTGGCAATTGCACCACTAGATTGTCCAACCAGTTTCATTCCTTGAGATAGATATCCAAAATATCCAGATGCAGATTGCAATTCTAAAGAAGCTGTATCTACGTTTAGTACAGTTGCAGTAGATGAATATGTTGCGGATATTCCATCATTAGGAGCATATGGATTTACCTTAAAGACTTCACTTGGAGAATTATATGTACCATACTTATGGTTCTGTGTTGCTAATCTAAACCTAATATTTGCAACACCATCAGCAGTTCCAGCAACAACTTCACCAGCACCAAATGTACCACTAACCATTTCAACTTCGATTAGTTTTGGTACAATGTACTTGTTCATGTCAACATTATCAAAGAAGGAATAAACTCTTGTATTTGGTTTTAACCTTCTGCAAATAAATTCGATGTTTCTTGCCCTCATTGTTGCAATAACATCTGTAGAAACTACCTTATCTCCTAAACTGGTAGAATCAAATCTTTCACCAACTCTAAACTGAATACCTTGTCTTGTCTGGTTAGTAGTTGTATTAACAGTTTGGTTCCTGAAATCAACTGTCCTATCTTCCCAAGTTGTAGTTGTTGTAATAGGAATACCAGATCCACTAGCACCTTCTGGGGCCCACCCTCTTCGGGTAGTCTGACCTGTCATGGTGGACTCAGTATTACTGAAAATAGAAGGACCATCAGAAGTAGATTGACCACTCCATGTAGTCTCCCATGAACCCCAATCAATTGGTGACATTCCAGTATTACTATCAGCACCAGTCATACCCATGAATCCATTATAGGATCCTTCTATATCATAGGTTCTAGCACTTCTTCTTGTTTCAATCCAAGTATCTGTAGATGGGTTAAGTTCAATTTGACCAATCCAGTTAACAACAGCAAATGGGTTTACATTCTCAATTCTAGTTGCAA